TAAAAAACATTAACAGTAAGATGTTAGCTACAAAGTTCAGGGGCCACCCTCTTGTGGGCAAGATGCGGTGGCAACCTTCCTGTTGAGCCAACAGTAATGGAAACTTATCTCAACGAAAGTTGCCACCCCTATGCCCACAACGATGGGGGGTGGAAACACTGTATATCTCCCACACTCATTCTCACATAAATTTTTCAAAATTTTTTCACAGTAGCGATACCCTATAGCCATTTTTTACTTTCCAGCTATGAAAATTGAACGATGGAATAAAGAACTGTTATGTTTTGAAAGAATAGATGCTACAGAAGATGATATTGAAAATCTCTTCTATTACATTGAGTATGCTAATGCAGAAGCAAAGATAGAAGAAACAAGGTGTATGATAGAGGAATATGGGACTCCTGATGTCGTTATTGATGAGTATAATCCGTTACTGCCAAAAAAATTTAAAAAAAATTGAAAAAACAGTTGACATTCCCTACAATTATTTCGTTTTTTAACAGTATATATACTACAGTAGGTATATATACAGTAGTACTAACAGTTAAATATATATATAGTAGTATATATACTGTAGTATGATAGAACTCGCCCCAGGAAAAAAGCATCCACAAGATAAAATCATATTTGTCAACGGGCATCAGATAACATTTGAAGAGTTAGCATGGGTTTTAGTGGCCTTTTGTCAAAACGAAGAGGTTATTTACCCCAAGCCACGCTATCAAGGGGCTGATTACTTTAAACGATTTCTAAATGAGTGTATGGATAGCCTCGATGTATCACAAGAAATCATGGATAAATACAAACTACCAAAGAAAATAGATGGACTTCCTATCAAGAAGATTAAAAATAAATAACTGGGAAGAGGTAACCTACCCCATTATGACAAAACAGGAGGCTGAAGAGAGAGAACTGGAGTTTGTGTATTGGAAAGAGGCTAAAACAGGAGAATTAACGCTTTCAGATGATGGGTATGTCTCAGAATGTCTAAAAAGAAAGAAATATAAGAAGGCTGAAGAGATAACAGTGCCATATGGTAGGATGTGGATAAATAATCACGCTAAGCTATTATACGAACCCCACAGGGATACAGGCGAATATTCTCAAAGTGGGACTAGACCCTGGGTAGAAAGAGAAATGAGCCTACAGCGTACAAAAAACGCTGTAAAACTATATGTTAATATGATGCTTGGCACTGGAAAAATAGATTGGGAACAAATTGGGAAAGCTTATAGGCCAGACCAAGCTAAACCAGCAGTAACAGCAAAACGATTATTCAAACAAAAAAGGATTTCAAGTATGGTAGATGAAAAAATACAGGAATATTTAGATGAGAGAGAGTTAAATCAAGGAGATGTACTTGATGTAATAGCAGAGGCGATAACAATAGCCAGAAATAATGCTGACCCGAGCAATATGTTACGTGGTGCAGAGCAATATATTAAAATTATGGATATGTTACCTTCTAAAACGCAACAAACAGATACATTGCAGATTGATGTGTCTAAAAAAATACTAGATGAGATTGCCACAGAGGAAACAAGGCAATTAAAGCTAGAAAGTACCAAGGAGGTTCCAAATGGTAAAGATAGTGCTTGAAAAAGATGAAAAGATTGAAAAACAAAAGTTTATATTAAAACATTTTATAGTAGAGGCAAGTGAGAAAGATATGCTAAAGTTAAACGCCTTTAGCAGTACGCTAATAGATGTTGCCAAAGATATGGGCTTAAATGCCTATGAAGATGATGTACAGCATTTGATTGGTTCTGATTATTAATGCTAGAAGATGCTAAAAAGAAAGAAATACTGCTTCGACTAAAAGATGATATGATGCTTTTTGGGAAAGTATGTATTCCCAATATGTTTTCAGCAAAATCGCCTGATTTCCATTATGACTTAGCAAAACATGTAATGGATAAAAGCAACAAGCAAATAAATATTGTTGCACCACGAGGTCACGCTAAAAGCTCTATTGTTGGCGGTATCCTTCCTATGCATCATTTATTTTTTGGAGAAGGAAAAAAATTAATTGTTCTTGTCTCCAGAACGCAAGACCATGCTGTAAAGCTATTGGGATTAATAAAAGACACCCTTGATTACAGCGAACAATGTAGAGAGATGTTTGGATATTGGGGACAACACTCTGCAAAGAGCTGGTCAAAGGCTGAAATAGAATTAAAAGATGGTTCTGTGATTATATGTAAAGGAACTGGTCAGCAGTTAAGAGGAATAAAGATTGGAAATCAAAGACCTAGTCTAATTATAGTTGATGACCCTGAAGATGAAAATAATACAAAGACAGCAGTAGCTATGGAATCAAATCTTCGATGGCTTTTGCAATCTGCTGTTCCTTCATTAGACCCTAGAAAAGGTAGAATTATTATTGTTGGCACTCCACAACATCAAAGATGTCTGGTAGAAACGCTAAAAGAAATGAAAGGATGGCTTAATCTAACCTATAAACCTGATTTTGATAAAGGATATGCTTTATGGGAAGATTGGTGGTCGATAAAAAAATTAAAACAGAAAAAAGAAGAATTGGAATCTATCAATAGACTTTCTGTGTTTTACAGAGAGTATATGTGCGAAATCGTTGGAGATGAAGACCAATTATTTAAATTAGATGATTTAAAATATTATAAAGGTGAATTAAAACACGATGCAGAAAAGAATGCTTTCTTGCATTTAACTGAGCCACAATTTAAAAAAATACCTGTAAATGTATTTACTGGAGTTGACCCAGCATCTAGTACGAAACAAACAGCCGATTACTCTGTTATTTTTAATATAGCTATTGACGAAGAAGGTAATAGATATGTTCTTCCTTATTATAGGAATAGAGCCACTCCTTTAAATCTAGCAGAAGCAATTGTAGATAATTATAAAAAATACTTATCTGAAAGGACTCGAATAGAAAGTGTTGGTTATCAAGAAATGCTTAGAGAGTATGTAATAAAAAGAAGTGAGGAAGAAAAGATTTTCATTCCTGGGTTAAATATTAAAGAAAATCCAAGAAACAGTAAATCTAGAAGATTGGAAAGCTTACAGCCTATATTTTCTAGGGGGAAAGTTCATATATTAGATACTATGCAAGATTTAAAAGATGAGTTGTCTTTATTTCCTAGAGGAAAACATGATGATTTACTAGATGGATTCTTTTATGCAAATAAAAATGCATATGAACCTTATCATAAAGTTGTTGAAGCGCATAGTCTTAAAAAAAGCGTAATAAATAAAGCAAAAGACTGGTTAACAGCATAAAAGCGTAGAGGTTCCCTATAGGTATTTTGGAATTTCACCCCCAGAATGCCTATCCCTATTCATGAAGAAGTACAAAAGTCCGAAGATTTATTAGACGATTTTCAAGAACATCGTCAAGGATGGGCTTCACAAGCAGTTGAAGATGATGAGTTTCGCAACAATTCCCAATGGACTACAAAACAACAAACGATTCTAAGGGAAAGAGCGCAATCTCCAATTGTAGACAATGTAATACACCCTGCTGTTGAACAAGCAAAAGCTCTCCTTACTGCAAACAAACCAAAGTTTCAATCTACAGGTAGAGACGATAGCGATACAAAAATAGGTAGAATCTTTTCTGATGTGATGAGTTACATATGGGATTCATCAAATGGGAATACTGAATTAAAGCAATGTATTGATGATTATTATGTAAAAGGAATGGGTGTAATACAAGCTTATGTAGACCCAATGAAAGATTTTGGCAGAGGAGAGGTTTGTATTAAAAGTATTGACCCTCTTGATTTATATGTAGACCCTTCAGCACGAGACACTTTTTGCAGAGATGCTAGTAATATGATTGTTGCTAGGTTATTTACAGAGGCTCAAATAAAAAAATTATATCCTTCTGTCAATAAACCAATGGATGAAGAAGGAAATACTCTCCTTTCACAAATGACTCAAACTAGTGATGAGAGATACCCAGGTTCTAGTAGAGAAGGAAATGAAGAACAGCAAATAGGGCCAATTATGGATGATGTTCAGAATATAAGAACCTACGAAATAATAGACAGGTATGAAAAGATAAAACTACCATTTTGGCATTGCTTAGATACAACAAATGGTAGAGAAGTCATCCACAACGACGAAGATTACCAAGAATTTTTAAAACTACCAGCTTTTGTAGTTGAGTCTCAGGGACAAACTAATTTTGTTTCAGACTTACAAGAAGTAGAGCAATTACTACAGGTTTACGAACAAACTGGTGGCACATTTCATATGATGATGGATATGCAAACTGGACAGCCTAGAATGATGCCTGGCCCAGAACATGCAGAGGCTATACCAGGCTCAGAGACTAAATTAGCTCCTATATCATACAAAGAACTTCTGGCAGAGGGAATACTTGTTTGTAACAATGTATTAGTAGATAGAATAAAAAGAGTATTGTCAATCGGTAGAGTGCTGGTAGCAATGCAAATCATGGATATAGAGGATTATCCAATTGTTACTATTATGAATAGGCATAATCGTAACCCTTATCCAATGAGCGATGTTAGGTTTATAAAACCTATACAGGAGTATATCAATAAGATTACTTCACTTATAATAGCTCACGCATCCTCTTCTACAAATACAAAATTGTTAATCCCTAGAGGTTCAATGAATAGGAAACAGCTTGAAGAAGAATGGTCTAGAGCTGGAACAGGGGTAATAGAGTTTGACCCAGAATTAGGACAACCAGTTGTTGCTGGGCCAGTCCCTCTGCCTAACGAATTGTACAAAAACAGAGAAGATGCTAAACAAAGCATTTATCATATTCTTGGCATTCACCCTCTACAGCACGGAGACCCTTCATCAGCTCCTAGTACTTACAAAGGAACTGTTGCGATAGATGAATACTCACAAAGAAGAATAAAATCAAAATTAGATGATATTGAAGCCTCTTTAAATCAAATGGGGAAAGTAATCGTTAGTTTAATTCAGCAAACATATACAGATGAAAAAATTATTAGAGTGATGAAACCAGATGGAACTGAGAGAGAAACTACTTTAAATAGTCCTATTTATGATGACATTACTAATGAAATTATAGGAAGAGTTAATGATGTTACTATAGGTCAATATGATTTAATTGTTGTTAGTGGGGGAACACTGCCATCAAATAGATGGGCAAGGTTTGATTATTACATGAGTCTATATGAAAAAGGAATTATAGACCAACAAGAAGTTCTTGAGCAAACTGAAGTTGCGGACACAGAAAGCGTTCTAAAGAGAACAAGTATGTTGCAACAATTGCAGTCTCAGGTAGAGCAACAAGAACAAAAAATTAAAGAGCTAGAAGGAGACCTCCAAACAGCTCAAAGAGAATCTACTAGCGATAGAAAGCGTGTAGAGTTAGAAAAATTCAAGACCAAGTTAAATAAATCTGCAAATAAAACTGAACAAGCATCAAATATGTTTGGGATGAGATTAAATGATGAACTTAACAAGGTCAAAGAAGAAACAAGGGATATTGAAGTTAACCAACAAAACCCTGTTGCTGTTACATAGACAAATAGGGGAAAGGATATTATGACTGAAATAGAGAATGTTATTGCTGTTGAAGACCCAGCTATTCCACAAGATAATTTAATGTGGGATGAAGGTTCAGAAACAAATAACGAAAACCCAGTAGAGCTTGAATCAATAGAACAAGCTCCTATTAACAATACTGAAGAAGTCAGTGTTGATAATAATATGCCAGAGAATACTGAAGGTGACACTGACCAACAGCGTTACCAGTATTGGCAATCAAGGTATGACCAAAAGGCAAGTGAGTTTGATAACATAAGTAAGAAGTTATCTGATTTTGAAAGAATTGCTCCTATTGCAGAGTATATTCAATCAAATCCAGACGTCTTAAAAACTGTTGCTAGTTCACTTTCTGGTAATAACCCATCGGTTCCCTCGCAAGAGAAATCAGTGGAATTACCACAGAAACCAACTCGGCCAACCAAACCAACTAACTATGATGCTACTGAATCGGTTATGGATGCAGATAGTGATTCGTATAAATACAGAATAGCAATGGAAGAGTTCCGTGACGGAATGATTGATTATCAAGAAGAGCGAGAAGCTTTTCAGGTAAAACAGTTAGAAGCAAAGGAACAAGAAATAGCAAATAGACAAGCACAGTTTCAAGAACAGAGAGCCAAAGAAGAAATGTTAGGTCAACTAACAGCAAATTATGGATATACTCCTGAGAAAGCACAAGCTTTTGTTGAATACTACTCGTCTCCTGAATCTATTTCATTAGAAAATCTAGTCAATTTAGACAAATTACGTTCAGCACCATCACAACAGGAAGTAGTGACAAAGCAGAAAGCTCAATCAATGGCAAATCGTTCTGAGCAATTGAAAGTTCCAACTCCAGCAGGAATAGTCTCTGGACAAGCAGAACCTCAATATACAGATGAAGATTTGTTTAATATGAGCTTGATGGCAAATAAACGATAAAGGAAACTAAACTATGGCTAACGTAGTAACTAGTAGTACTGGCGCTAAGAATCTTGGCGGTAGTGGTGTATTGTACACCGACAGAAGGGATTTCTATATCAAGCCGAATGTTGTTAAGGAACTTTGGACTGATGTAACGCCTTTTACGACTGTGATTGCAAATCAAAATACAATCTCAGGCATGGCTGACCCAACTTTCAAAATGTTTGAACACAGAAATCCTTGGCAAAAACAACAGTTTCAACTTGCAGGTGACCCTGCTAGTGTAGCTAGTGGAGCAGAGCTTGGGACTGCTGTTGATATTGATGGTAAAGTAGGAATTGAACTTGGAGCAAACTTAGAAGGACTCATTTGTGATGCTTTTGCAGATGATGGTTCTGGTAATCCAACTGGAGATTCATTAGGTAAGTTATTAATAACTGTTGTTGATACTACTGCAAGTCCAGTTGAGATAAAGTACAAGAACATTAGTGATGACGCTTATGATGGTGCTGATAATCACCATTTTTTAATTGTCGGTAATGCAATGGGTGAGGGAACTAACTCTCCTGAAGCATGGTCTGATGACGTGTCTGTTGTCTATAACTCTACTCAGATTTTCAAAACACCTTTGGAAATTACAGGTACTCTTCTTGAAGCTTCGCTTCGTGGTGAGTCAAAAGAGTTAGCTAGACTTCGTACAATGAAATCACAAGAGCATAAAATTCAGAAAGAACGCTCTTTCTTATTTGGCTCTAATCCAAAAGGAATAAGTGGCAATTTTTCTACTTTAGAAGAAGTGGCTGATAAAAATGGTAAAGCTGTTAGAACAACTACAGGTATTATAACTGCTTTAAAAGAATATGGAACAACATCTGGTGATGCTCAAAACGTATTTTCTTCAGCTAATATTGACACTTATGGTGAATTTGTTGATGCTATGGAAAAAGTATTCCAGTATGTACCAACCGCAGGAATGAAAAAAGCATTCGTTGGAGCTGGTGCATTGGGATATTGGTCTAAGCAAGGTAGTGGACAAACTAGCTCTTGGTCAAAAGATACTGGTTGGACAGTTAACGTAGGAGACATGAAGAGAGATACACTAGGATTCAATTACAGAATGCTAGAAACACCTCACGGAATGCTCCAGTTAATTCCAACTCCTGCATTACGTGGGCCTTATAACAAACATATGCTTATTGTTGACGAGGAAAATCTTTTCCACGCACAATACAGAAAGCCACAGTTTCAAGCCTCAATACAGGCTAATGACTATGATGGCGTTAAAGACCAGTATATGTCTGACGAAGGTATTGGTATTTCATTGCTTGAAAGCCACGCCTTAATGGTTACTCCGTAGTAAAGAGTATATAACGAGAGAGGGGGCTTTTGCTCCCTCTCTTTAAAAGGGATTTATGTCAAACTTTAGAACACAAATAGAAAACTTAGCTGGTAAGCCATCTTTTACTACAGTAAATGATAGCGCTGATTACTTGTCTATGTTAGATAATTTTTTGCTACAAACATCTAGAAATGTATTGGATGTATTAGACGAAGATTACATATTAAAAAATACTGGAACTCTTCAGATTTCTGATGGAAATGGGCAAGATATATACGATAAAAGAGTATTAAAGGTATTAAGAAATGAAATAGGGTGTGTAGAAGTTCCATTAGAAATGAAATCAAAAGTAACTGGAACATCAAGTATTTATGCTCCTAGCGTTACTAGCCCAGTTTATTATTTAGAGTCTTCAACTATAGGTGCAAAACTATTTATTAAACCTGACCCTACTAGTTCTCAAAAAGGAACAGTGCATTATATTCCTATTCCGTCTTCAATATCAAATACAGCTACTACTATTTCAAATTTTCCAGATGAAGCAGAGTATGCAGTTGTTTTAGGGTCTGCTGTAAGAGTAATACAGCATAAGTTAAATATTTTATTACATGAAGACGAAGATGTTGAATTAGCACAAGTGATTCAAAATGAGATGAGTTTGTTAAATCAAATGTATGTGGCTGAGTTAAGCAGATTATCTGGAAGAGCTATTAGAGAAGAAGGAGCTGAATAATGGCACAAGTTTTAGAAGACATAGGCAATAACACAAATAGCACAACGACTAATTCACCAGGATATGGGTATGGCTTAACACAAGAACAAATGATTGAACTGGTAAGAACTCATCATCCAAATATGTTAGAAAATGAAGCAAGAGTTTACTTAAACCAAGCTTTAAGAGAGTTTACTAAAAAGACAAAAATATTAAGAGGCGTTTATTCAATGGCTGTTACTGCTAATACAAGGTGGTATGATATTGATGATGAAATAATTTCTATTAATATTGTTTATTTTAATAATGAAAGAATTAAAAGGCTCCAAAGTGTTCCAGAAAAGGATGCAGTATAATGGCAAAAGTATATTGGATAGATAAAGATAATATAGCTATTGCAGATTCTGATAATTCTGGAAACCTTACAGGGCCAACTGCTGGTACTATAACAATGCATGTTTCTAGACACGATGCTCCGTTTGTAAAAGAAAGCACAGGAGCAAATAATTCAAAAGGCGTTCGTATTGAACATGGGATGAGTCAGTCTCCAATTATACCAGTGGAATTTCATGAGGCTTTGTGTTATAAAGCAATTGCTCATGGATATGAAAAAAAAGGAGAGATTGCACAAGCTGAATACTTTTTAAGAAAATTTGAAAGAATTGTTGCTGATGGTAAAAAAGAAGCCAATTCTCACAAATCAGAAGAAAGCTCTATTGTAATTATAGGGGAAGATTTTTAGTGAAAAAACAATTAACAACCAAAATGACCATGAGAGAGTCACGCTCGGTAAGTCATAAACAGGGAGAAACAAGATGACATATAACACATACACAGTAAATGAAGCAAATAACGTAGGGTTAGGACAAGCAGGTTCTATATTAGAAACAGGAAGTACTCCTATTACAGGCAAAAAAATAATAGCAATTACATTTTTAGAAGACACTGTTTTTACTACATTAACACCTGAAAGTGGAACAAACTTATACATAGGTGATTCCAATAATAATGGAGATACTTCTGATAGCGTTACTTTTCCTCAAGGAGTTTCAATATTTGGTAGATGGTCTGCTTTTACCTTAGGTAGTGGCAAAGTAATAGCATACTTAGGCTAGTTCTGTGCTTGGATTAGCAGTAAGTGTAGCTAAAGGGGGAGCATCCCTTTTAACATACGTCAAGGACAACCTCAAGTTATACCTCGACTTCAAGAAAAGTAGGTCAGACACACTTGCATTCCCATCAGAAGGTTCGACATCGTTTGATGGCTCTG